GGTAAAGCCTCAGTAGATGTAGAGGATGCAAATGATGTAATTCGTGAGTCAGAGGTAGCAAAGATGTCCGATAGAGACTTTGAAGCTAGAGCTGATGAAATTAACAAAGCTATCCGTTCGGGTAAATTTGTTTACGATGTATCTGGAAATGCCAGATAAGCTGTTGACAATTAGTAAATCAGCAGTATAACTATAGGCACAGAGACAAAAGCCTCTTTTTGACTACCTTTTGTCTCGGCCAAACTTCACAAAAAGTCTAAACTAAAAAGAACCACCTGTTTAAGTATAGGCCCAAGGTACATTCGGTTGGCCAACTGAATACTCCTTGCACCCTAGAAAAATAGCAGCCTCTTTAAGGTGTTTAGCTTTATTTAAAAGCCAAATATCATGGAGGATTTCACATGGCTTTCGCATCCGCATCAGGTTATACTAACCTGCCCAATGGCAACTTTTCAAGTGTCATTTACTCAAAAAAAGTCCAGCTGGCGTTTCGTAAGAGCACAGTCGTGGGCGACATCACTAACTCTGATTATTTTGGAGAGATTAGCAACCAAGGAGACACGGTTCGCATTATTAAAGAGCCAGAGGTTTCCGTATCGGCCTATACACGTGGTGAGACTATCGCTGCACAAGATCTGGCCGATGCCGATTTCTCGTTAGTCGTTGATAAAGCTAACTATTTTGCTTTTAAAATGGACGATATCGAGGAGGCTCACTCCCATGTAAACTTCATGGATCTTGCCACCAACCGTGCGGCTTACCGCCTGGCTGACCAGCATGACCAAGAAGTTCTTGGGTATCTGTCCGGTTACAAACAAGCTGCTCTGCATGCAAATGCTTCAACAGTCAATAACGTTGTAAACGGCACTAAAGCAGATACTACTGCAGGTTCTGATGAATTGCTGGCAGCTAACAAGCTGATCAAAGGTTCGTTCGGTAACATCACTACTACGTCAGCTGGGGATCACTCTATCCCAGTTGCTGCACGTCTGCCAGGTGCAACTGCACTGCCAACGGCTACTGTATCACCATCTATGGTTGTATCTCGTATGGCCCGTCTGTTGGATCAAAAACAAGTCGATACCCAAGGTAGATGGCTGGTAATTGACCCAGTAATGATGGAAGTCATGCGTGATGAGGATTCACGCCTCTTGAATGCTGACTTCGGTGACTCCGGTGCCCTACGTAATGGTCTGGTCTTGAACAACTTCCACGGTTTCCGTGTATACGTTTCAAGCAACTTGCCAGCAGTAGGTACTGGTGCAGGTACTACAGGTACTGCAAACCAGAACACTAACTACGGTGTTATTGTTGGTGGTCATGATTCAGCTGTTGCAACTGCCGAGCAGATCAACAAGACTGAAACATACCGTGACCCAGACAGCTTTGCTGACATTGTTCGTGGTATGCATCTATACGGTCGCAAGATTCTGCGTCCAGAAGCACTGGTTACAGCTAAGTATAACTTGGCCTAAACCTACCTAATCTGTTGGGCTGGTCTCTACTGAGGCTGGCCCTTCAGTGTACCTAATAGCAGGATGCAAAGATGACAACCTACATCTCACTTACAAACGAACTGCTAAGACGACTTAATGAAGTTCCTCTTGATATAGCAGGTGATGGCTTTGATACTGTACGAAATGTACAGGCACTGGCCAAGGATGCTATTAATAATGCTATTAGAAATATACTACAAACAGGGCAAGAGTGGCCCTTTCTCAAAACAACTTATGTCCAACCCCTAACTGCAGGGACAAGACAATATGATTTTCCCGCAGATTTTGCTAGTGTGGACTGGGATACTTTCTACATAAAACAACTAGGATCTGCAAATAATTCTCCTGGTTTTATTCCTACAATTTCTTTTGAAGAGTACACACAAAAATATCGTGGACTTGACGACCAATCGGATGAGGGTGCGGGAATTTCCGTACCTCAACGTGTGTATCAAACATACGGAAGTAAATTCGGTGTTACACCTGTTCCAGATGATACCTATGAAATAGAGTACGTGTACTGGTCATTCCCTGAAAATTTAACTTTATACAATGATAATTGTGTGATTCCAGACAGATTTAGTCACGTAATTATTGATGGTGCAATGATGTATCTGATGAGATTCAGGTCAAACGATCAAAGTGCAGCTGTGCATCAACAAACCTTTAATGAGGGTATACGTTCTATGAGACGGGTGCTTATGGATGACCCTTTAGATATCAGATCCACAGTACTTCAAAAGAATAAATCTTTTGGTAATTCAGTTAGTGGTATTATTTAATGCCAGAAAACTTATCTTCCTTTAAAGTCTTTTGCCAAGGCGGTCTAAACACCAGTCGTGATGTGCTATCACAGGGTGAGACACAGCCAGGTTCAGCTATCTCGTTGATTAACTACGAGCCTGCTGTTACTGGTGGCTACCGTAAGATTAGCGGTTATTTAAACGACTATGGGACTGTTCCAGGTACTGGTAATACCCTAGGTGTCTGCGTTGCTAATGCTGTTAACGATGGCATTCTTGCTTGCCGTGCACCTTCTAGTGGCAACAACTACCTACACTACTGGGATAACACTGCAGAGAATTGGGTAGCAGTTACTACTTCTGGTTCCCCAACCATGACAGGCGTTACTAAGGTTCGTTTTTCTCGTTATAACTGGGGTAGTCCTAAAGTAACCCTGACAGATGGTGTCAACCCTGCAGCTACTTATGATGGAACTACCTACACTCAGATCACACACACTGATGCGCCCAGCGCACCTAAATATTCTACGTTTTACCAGAACCATTTATTCTTAGCTGGTGACCCCAGTCAAAACACTAATTTATTTTTTAGTTCACCTTATGATGAGACGGACTTCTCACCCGCTGGTGGCGCTGGTGTTATTAACGTAGGCTTCCCTGTTGTAGCTATTAAGCCTTTTCGTGATGCGTTGTATGTTTTCGGTACTAACAACATCCGTAAGCTTGTAGGAAACAACATATCTAACTTTGTACTTGAGACTATTACAGATGACTTGGGTTGTTTAGCTACGGATAGTGTTATCGAAATAGGTGGTGACCTGCTGTTCTTATCCCAAGATGGTCTACGTCCTATCAGTGGTACAGATAAGATTGGTGACGTTAATCTTGAGACAGTTTCTAAGGATATTCAGTCTATCTTTACTGACGTTATCTTTGATGTAGACCTAGAAGGTCTTAACGCTGTTGTTATACGCCAAAAGACTCAGTTTAGATATTTTTTCTCTGGTAGTGATACTCAAGGTATTATCGGCGGCTTTAGACAGACACCTAACGGACTGCAGTTTGAGTACAGTCAGATGCTAGGTATTACGGCCACTTGCGCAGATAGTGGTTATATCGGTCAGAATGAGTTTGTTATCCACGGAGATAGTGTAGGTCAAGTACACAGGCAAGAACGAGCTTTTAGCTTTGACGGTGATCCAATATTTTCTGTATTCCAGACACCGTTTTTTCACATGCAAGACCCAGAGCAGCGTAAAATATTCTACACTGTAGCTACGTACTTACGTTCTGAGGGAGACAACGAGATTGTTATGTCTACGTTGTACGACTACGAAGATGTAGACACTCTAAGTCCAACTAACTTTACGATTAATACGGCAGGTGCAGCTGCGTATTACAACGAAGCTTTGTATGATAGCACAGCAATTTTTGATGGCAACCCTGCCCCTGTAAGAAGAACGAACATATCTGGCACAGGTAAGTCAGCATCACTAAAATACGTAACAAACGATACTAATGCCTCACACAGTATTCAAGGCATAGTAATTACCTTCGGGGTAGGAGATAGGTTGTAACATGGCGGGATATTCAAGACAGTCAGTAGCTGACATTATTGCTAACGCAGTTATCAAAGCTGCACCAGTAAACGCAGAGTACAATGCTATTCGTGATGCTTTCGCCTTTTCAGGTGGACACAAACATGATGGCTCTTCTACCGAGGGTTCTTATGTACCTCTCATTGCAGATATTGATGCTCTTAACAAAGTAGTTGTAGACACAGCAAATAATCGTGTTAGTTTTTACTCAGAGGTAGGTGGATCTGCAGTAGAGCAAGTACGTATTCAAGATGGTGCTATTGTTCCTGTAACGGACAACGACATTGATCTGGGTTCGTCTGGTCTTAAGTTTAAGAACCTCTACGTTGAGGGTATTGGTGAGATTGGCTCTATCACTGTACTTGGTGGTACTATTGATGGTGCAACTATCGGGGCTACTACTCCAGCGGCAGGTACGTTTACATCTCTTGCAGCGACCACAGCCGACATTGATGCTGGTACTATTGACAACTCTACTATCGGTGGAACTACACCTGCGGCGGGTACTTTTACTTCCGTTACTGCTACTACTGCCGACATTGATGCAGGTACTATTGACAACGTAGTCATTGGTGGCACTACTCCAGCCGCTGCAGACTTTACTACAATGGATGCGTCAGGTAATGTTACTGTTGGTGGTACATTTGCCGTAACAGGTACATCTGCACTCACAGGCACTACAACTATTACATCTGCAGATATTAACTCAGGTGCAATGGACAACACAGTTATTGGTAATACTACACCTGTTGCAATCACAGGTACTACTATTACAGGTACGTCCCTTGTTGGCCCCCTCACGGGAGATGTTACTGGGGATGTCACTGGTGACGTAACAGGAGATGTTACAGGAGACCTTACAGGTAATGTAACAGGGAATGTAACGGGTAACTTAAATGGTATTATTGGTGCTACTACTCCTGCTGCTGGTAGCTTTACAACTGTATCGACATCTGGACAAGCAACCTTGGCGACTGTTGATATTAACGGCGGTAGCATTGACGGTGCTATTATTGGAGCATCAACTGCTGCAGCTATAACTGGTA